CAGTCATTGTGCCACCAATACCATCTTCGATGTCTTTGGTTTGACACACTACATTGGTAAATTGTTCGCCTAGATCATACGATGATCTAAAATAATCAAACATTCCCATTACTTTTCTCCAAGAGAGTAATTATCTAGACTAGAAGAATCTTCATCAATAACTGTGCCCATAGGACCTTTAGGAGCATTCATCAGGCGAGCAATCTCTTCCTCACGAACTTTCCACTCCTTGAACTTTTCATCAAGGTCTTCATCCATCGTCAGTTCATATTCCTTACAGACCTTACGCTGTTCATCTTCACTCACATAATCATTAAAGACCAGAGACATTGCACCACTGCGAATAGAATCAGCGTCCATACCTACACAGAGCATAAACTTTTCAAACAGTTTGAAATACTGCTTTGCAGTCAAATCTGCAGCAGGAGCAGTAATCAAATAGTGTTCTTCAGGAATATAATCATCACCAGTCCATGATGATGTACCATAGGTAGGTGTGAATGTAGCATCAAACTTGAATTGAACTTCAGCGTTGTAAGTCATGGTGAGAATGTTTCAATGTGAATACTATAAGACCTCTTGACAAGAAAATCAAGTGGTGTTGTGACAGTTTAGAAAGTGTACTCTTTCCATTCCTGAATAGATGTATTATCTAACAAAAATTGCATTTTATTGTAAGGAGCTCTTGGTTTTCTTGTTAGTTTCATTCCACTTTGTTCTAATAGAGTATTTCCTTTCTTAGTATTACAGGAACTACATGCAACAACAAGATTTTCCCAAGTGTCTCCACCACCACGACATCTTGGAATTACATGATCAATTGTAAGACGTGTTGTTGCACCACAATATTGACATGTATTATTATCTCTTTTATAAATCATCGCTCTAGATGGTTTCTGAGACAAAATTTTTGAAAGCGGAACCTTTACATAATCCAAAAGACGAATCACCCGATTTGAAAGAACTTGTGCTTTTTCTTTAAGTAAGAGAACTATTGCTCTTTTCCAACTCGTTATATTGAGTGGTTCAAAAGATGCATTCAATACTAAAATTGTAGTATTTGGTTGTATTGTTATGCCGTTCATACCTTTTCCTCAAGGCATATATTATCTATTCTTTTCCTCAAACTCTTTCATCAATTCTTCTGCAAGTTTCATAGAACGACGGTGCATTGAATATCTTGCCCATGGTGTCTTGGGATTATGAATTAACCACCAACGAAACACCAGAAACTTATTTGTTGCAATCTGCGTTATGAATACAACTGCTTTTGCAATACTCTGATCGGTTACAATTAAGTATCCAAAACAGAAGAATATAACCAGATAAATGTATTGTGTTGTCATTGCCACTCATATCTACGAAGTGTATGTAGATACTCTAGCACTGTATCACGAACTTCTAGGAGTTCGTTATAACACTTTTGATTGTGAGCACACTGTCTCAATTCACTATCAGGTTTATGCACTGATTCAATAAACAAGTCAAGTCCACGATTCCACTTTATATCTTTGGATTCGTTATCTGTCACTGGATTTTGGTCTTTCATCTGGAACAATTTTCAGAGGACAAGTTGGAACGTGTTGACTGATAACTTGAATAACTTCTATCTTTTGTTGATAAGAAAGACCAATCACATTTCCAATACGATTGACAATTCTAAAAGCATCAGAACAACTGATAATGGTTGTAGCAAGTAACTCAACCATAATTCTCTCCAATTAATATCTATTTAATGATGTTCCAATGAGGATCATTTTCCTTATTCAACCAAAAGCAGTAGCGACGATTGATAGAAACTACAAAGAGTTGACTATCAGTTTCTTGTTCTACTTCCATTGCATGAAGTTTATCCATGACATTCACAAAGCGATTCTTTGCCTTGGAACTTTTAGGTTGAACATTAATCAGTTTTTTCTTGAACTTAGTCATCATTTTAAAGTGTTTTAAAGGTTCTTAAAGCTTTTCTATCAACCCAGACAAAGGTAGTCTAAACGCTTTGATGGGTGTCTGTCAAGTAGTCGTGATAATACATTTCTTCCAGTGAGTGTGCTTCAACCTCATGAGGTTGTTCCCAATAATCTAAGTCATCGCAATTGATGTCCTTGTAATACATCTTTCCTCTACGTTCTTTGAGTGTTCCTTGAACCCATTGACGTAAATGTATAAGTTCGTGTATGATAGTTTTAGTGTAAAACTCTAAATCAAGTTTAGGGTCAATTTCAATTAGAAATTCTCTGGGTTTGTAGATATCTCCAGATACAGAGCAATAACCATAGGATTGCTCTCTACGAAGCCCTCTATGAAGGATCTCAATGTAGATATGATGTCTGGGTAGGTATTTGCGAATAAACCACTCTACAGAGTCTTCACAGCGTCTCTTACGAGCACCATATCCTGTAATATCAAAGCAGAGCATCAGAACAAAACCTTAAGAACTACTTCAGATACTTTAACACCCCAGTGGATCAACCAGATAAAGGATGTGACAAAAATCAACCTGTCCAGTGTCGAATACTTCATTGGTTTTTGTATGACCTAAGAATTATAGGGGCTTACAATCCGTCTTGGGGGAGTCAGTGGACAGTTTCTAAAGTGTTCTGTGATATAATAGATATTATTGAATAATTAGAATATATGAAATCTTTTAAAGAAAAAGGATGGCACTATTTGCCAGAAATTATTAGTAAAGAAGAAGCAATAAAAATTAAATATCAAAATCTAATGGGAGCCATAAATGATTTGGGAAGTCTCAAACCACATTATGATCCAGAAAGAGGGAATGTGTTGACATGTTATGCTCCACCTTCATCTACTTTTGTAATGAAAAGAATTCAGCCAATTTTAGAAGAAGCACTTGGAGAAGAACTTATTCCAACTTATTGGTTTACGACAACATATCACAATAAAGGATGGATGAATTGTCACACGGATAGACCTTCTTGTGAGGTCTCAGTGACGATGAACATCTGTGGTGATGCTGCTTGGCCCATTAAACTTAAAGACCTTACAGGGAAGCGTAGGGAGGTTGTAACTCCTATTGGTCATGGTGTTGCATATTTGGGTACAATTGTACCTCATTGGAGATCTCCATTAAGAACTCACGATAATGATCGTTTTATGCAACTCTTTCTTCATTTTGTAAGAAAAAACGGTCAATATGCTGACTATGCATATGACCGTAATCAAAAGTGTTTTGACTTATTGACCATGTAATTCTGGTTCTGGAAGCAATGGTAATGGATCGTTTATCATTGGAATAGATCTTACTGCATTAAAATTACTATAAAGTTCTTGCAGATGAGAATCACTTTCTAATGAACTTGGAAGAGTTGGGTATGCTGTTGGAAACTGATCATTATTTGGAAGTTGTCTAAGAGACTGTCTCCAGGTTTTAAATTCTGCAGTCAAATTAGTTCCGGTTTCTTTTGCTTTAGTTACTATCCAGTCAGTATGACTGAGCATTTTATCACGATCTGCTCTTAAAATATCATACCTTTTATCTTGCTGTTTCGAGTCATAATCAGAAATTTCAACATCCCATTGATCTTGAGTAATAATCCAAAGCCCCTCTTCTGGTGTGAGATTATATGACTCTTGATATACAACATCATAAACTATTATAGTTTGTGGTTCTTCACTTACACCAGCAAAATCAGTAAATTCTTCTTGCCTTTCTGTAGAACTTACAATTGTAATATTTGAGTCATTTTGATATTCTTCTAAACCTTCTGCAGATACTGTTTTTGAATATTCAAAATACTCTGGACAAGTTGACAAGCAATATGGAATACCATTATTATCTTCAAGTTGATGAACAATTTGAAGACCCTTTATATTTGGTAAAGTTAATCCATATTTGGTATCTATAGCCCACTTTCCATTATCTCTATTAATAAAATAGTGCTTAATAAGTTGAGACATATTATCAATAAACCTTTATACCATATTTATCTTCAATTTTCTTATCAATTTCTGCTTTTGTTGGCATACCTTGAACTGTCATCCAATTTACCATTGCATATCTATTTCCAGAAATTACTGGTTCCACCATATGAAGATAAAATTCTGATGATGGAAATGCAATCAATAATCCTGGTTCCGGTCGAATGTTGATTTTTAAATCTGGAAAAACAAACTGACCACCTTCAAAATCATCATTTAAAAATAAAATAGTAGATAAATCTCTATCTACAGATTTTTTCCATATTATAGAACCATCTGGATTTTTCCATCTAGCTACTGCATCATAGTGTGGTTTATAGTGACCTCCAGGTTCATATACTAATAATTGCGGAAGTTCGCTATCTCTAATTTCAAATCCATAAAATGGATTAATGACATTTTTTACGATATTATCATATAGTTCCTTTACTTCATCAATAATTGTGGAAATATCGCAGCAATCTACATTTCTTACACTTAAATCAATTTTTGAAGGATGATCTAATTTATCTTTATTTGCTTTTTCTCCATCAAAAACGCCCATTTTATCTTTGGGTGCAGTTTTTGCGTGATTAACTAAAAAATCAACTCCGTCTTTTGTTAAAACTTTTGGTTGAATCAATACATTTCTAAGAATATCATTCATTTCGATATGATGTAGTTGTTTTTATTTAGTTTGAATTGGAAACTGATGCTAAAAAATATCTTGATTGAGGTAAACTATTGGTTGGTGATAAAGTATCAGTAGAGAAATCAAGACGATCTATTGTAGCGACACCAGGGGCAGTGCCGACATAACCACCAGCAAAGTAACCATAAGAATTACTTGAGGTTGCTGCTAAAGAACTTCTTCCTTGAGATAAACCATTAGGTAGTGGTGATAATGTGTCATTAGAGAAATCAAGTCGTTCTACTGTAGCGGTAAAAGAAGGAACACCACCAGCAAAGTAACCATAAGAATTACTTGAGGTTGCTGCTAAACTGTATCTTGCTTGAGGTAAACTATTGGTTGGTGATAAAGTATCAGTAGAGAAATCAAGTCGATCTATTGTATTGACAATAGTAGGAGTAGCAGTAGGAGCATAACCACCACCAAAGTAACCATAAGAATTGCTTGAGGTTGCTGCTAACTGATATCTTGCTTCAGGTAAATTTTTTCCTGGTAGTGATGTAGTCTCATTAGAGAAATCAAGACGATCTATTGTATCGAGTGTATTAGGAGTAGCAGTAGGGGCATAACCACCACCAAAGTAACCATAAGAATTGCTTGAGGTTGCTGCTAAAACACTTCTTCCTTGGGATAAACTATTAGGTAGTGGTGATAATGTATGATTAGAAAAATCAAGTCGTTCTACTGTAGCGACTGTAACAAAACTAGAAATTCTACCACCACCAAAGTAACCATAAGAATTACTTGAAACTGCTGCTAAAGCACTTCTTCCTTGAGATAAACCATTAGGTAGTGGTGATAATGTGTCATTAGAGAAATCAAGTCGATCCATTGTATCGACAAAACTGGGAGTAGCAGCACCAGTAAAACCACCACCAAAGTAACCATAAGTCTTAGAACCTCTATAAAATGATGCTCCTCCAGAGACTGCTGCTAAAGAACTTCTTCCTTGAGATAAACCATTAGGTAGTGGTGATAATGTGTCATTAGAGAAATCAAGACGATCTATTGTATTGACAGTATTAGGAACAGTAGTAGAACTACCACCACCAAAGTAACCATAAAAACTACTTGAGGTTGCTGCTAAACTGTATGTTGCTTGAGATAAATTATTTGTTGGTGATACTGTATCAGTAGAGAAATCAAGACGATCTATTGTAGCGACTATATTGGGAGTAGCAGTAGGAACAACACCACCACCAAAATAACCATAAAAACTACTTGAGGTTGCTGCTAAATCTCTTTTTGCTTGAGATAAACTATTAGGTAGTGGTGATAATGTATGATTAGAGAAATCAAGTCGTTCTATTGCACTAAAAATAGTAGGACCCTCCCCACCAGCAAAGTAACCATAAGAATTACTTGAGGTTGCTGTTAACTGAAATCTTGATGGAAATAAACTATTAGGTAGTGGTGATAAAGTGTCATTGGAGAAATCAAGACGATTTATTGTACCTGTAATGCCAGTAGGAGCAAAACCACCAGCAAAGTAACCATAAGAATTACTTGAGGTTGCTGCTAAATCATATCTTCCTGTAAGTAAATTATTTCCTGGTAGTGATGTAGTCTCATTAGAGAAATCAAGACGATCTATTGTATCTAAAATACCAGGAGTACCACCACCAAAGTAACCATAAGAATTACTTGAGGTTGCTGCCAAATTATATCTTGCTTGAAGTAAATTTTTTCCTGGTAGTGATGTAGTCTCATTAGAGAAATCAAGACGTTCTATTGTATCGACAACATTAGGAGTAGTAGTAGGAGCTTGACCACCACCAAAGTAACCATAATTTACACTCTCAGGCCAACTTTCGAAGTTATTATTATCTACATTTTCTACCTGTTTATTATAAACAGCATTTAACCCAAATGTATCTCCAATAACTGCCATCGATTTTTATCCTTGTTTAAGATCTTGATTAAATAACGATCCAGTAAGTTTTTTATTTTCTTCTTCAATTCCAGAAATAAGTTGTTGATCCATACCAGTAATCTCTGAAATACCTGCAGATACATTTTCTTGTAGTTTGGTAAGAAAATCTAAGGGATTAGTGGGATCACCAAAACTACCTTTAGTGCGATTCACATCATCCGTAAGAACTGTAGGGGCACTTGCTCTTCTCATTGACCGAATATTTCCTGCATTTACTCCAGTTTTTGCTGCAAGTAAATCATCAAGAGATTGGTTCGAAAGACGGCGTTCCCAATATTTTGGTTGATCTTCATCATATTGTTTTTTGTCAACAAGTTTTCCACCATTTAGTTCAATCAATCGACTGATTAATTTGTCAAAACATTCAAGTTCTTCAACTGATGCTTTAAATCCACGATTCAGACCTTCAAGCATACGATGAAAATTAAATTCATCAATATCATACCAAGTAAGTTCTTCATTTCCTTGATGATTTTTCCACCAAATTGGTTCATTTTTATCCTTTCCTTCCCATTTATAATAGAACTCTCTTGCTGCTCTCTTTGCTTCAATTATTTTTTGAAGCAATCCTTCAGCAACACCTCTTCTATTAATTAATGCAGCTTTAAATGCTGATGGAATTGTAAAGCAGTCGTGAAGAATAAATTTCTCAATCTGAAAGTCAGATCTTCCTTGAGTAAGTTCTACTTCACTTTCAGTCCAACGATTTGCTTCATTCAGCACATTAAGCATAAATTCGTTATTATCATCTAAAACTTCTTTAGATGATGCAAGTGCAATTGCTTCATAATTGTTAGACATATTTATCCAATTTTTTAATATTGATATGACTATTTATAGTTTTTTCTATGAAGAAAATATTATATCTTTATCCTATAAAAAGTTTTTATAATTTAGTTTGAATTGGAAACTGCTGCTAAAGCACTTCTTGCTTGAGATAAACTATTGGTTGGTGATAATGTATCATTAGAAAAATCAAGACGTTCTATTGTAGTGACATTAGCAGGAGTAAGAGTAGGAACAATACCACCACCAAAATAACCATAAAAATTGCTTGAGGTTGCTGCTAAATAAGCTCTTGCTTGAGGTAAACTATTGGTTGGTGATAATGTATCAGTAGAAAAATCAAGTCGTTCTATTGTAGCGACAATAGATGGAGTAGCAATAGGGTCAATACCACCAGCAAAGTAACCATAAGAATTAGTTGAGGTTGCTGCTAAAGCACTTCTTGCTTGGGATAAACTATTGGTTGGTGATACTGTATCAGTAGAGAAATCAAGACGATCTATTGTACCTACAGCACCAGTAGTAGAACCACCACCAAAGTAACCATAAGAACTACTTGAGGTTGCTGCTAAATAAGCTCTTGCTTGAGATAAACTATTGGTTGGTGATACTGTATCAGTAGAGAAATCAAGACGTTCTATTGCAGCAGTATTAGGAGAACCACCACCAAAGTAACCATAAGAATTGCTTGAGGTTGCTGCTAAACCATTTCTTGGTTGAGATAAACTATTGGTTGGTGATAATGTATCATTAGAAAAATCAAGACGATCTATTGTAGCGACAATAGGTGGAGCAAAACCACCAGCAAAGTAACCATAAGAATTACTTGAGGTTGCTGCTAACTCACGTCTTCCTTGAGATAAACTATTAGGTAGTGGTGATACTATATCAGTAGAGAAATCAAGTCGATCTACTGTAATGGAAAAAGTGCCAGCATTACCACCACCAAAGTAACCATAAGTCTTAGAACCTCTATAAACTGATGCTCCTCCAGAGGTTGCTGCTAACTGATCTCTTGCTTGAGGTAAATTATTTGTCGGTAGTGAGAAAGTCTCATTAGAAAAATCAAGACGATCTATTGTAGCGACATAAGTGGGAGTAGCAGTAGAAGATTGACCACCACCAAAGTAACCATAAGAATTAGTTGAGACTGCTGCTAAATTAGTTCTTGCTTGTAAATTATTCGTTGGTAGAAAGAAAGTCTCTGTAGAGAAATCAAGACGTTGTACTATAGAAGAGCTAACAAAATAACCATAAGAATTAGTTGAGACTGCTGCTAAATTAGTTCTTGCTTGAGGTAAATTATTTCCTGGTATTGATGTAGTTTCATTAGAAAAATCAAGACGATCTATTGTATCGACAATAGTAGGAGTAGCAGTAGGAGCGGTACCACCACCAAAGTAACCATAAGAATTACTTGAGGTTGCTGCTAAAAAAAATCTTGCTTGAGATAAATTTTTTCCTGGTAGTGATAAAATGTCAGTAGAGAAATCAAGACGAGATATTTTATCATAAGTATTAGCATCATTATATTTACCACCACCAAAGTAACCATAAGAATTACTTGAGGTTGCTGCTAACAAATAATGTGCGTAAGCTACAGTAAAATTTATTCCTGGTAGTGATGTAGTCTCATTAGAGAAATCAAGTTGTTCTATTCTATTTGAAGGAGCTGGTGTTGATGGAATAAGACCACCAACAAAGTAACCATAAGAATTACTTGAGGTTGCTGCTAAGTTCTCTCTTGATTGAGATAAATTATCTGCCGGTAATGATGTAGTCTCATTAGAGAAATCAAGACGATCTATTGTAGCGACAACACGAGGAGTAGCAGTAGGAGTATAACCACCACCAAAGTAACCATAAGTTCCACTCTCAGGCCAACTTTCGAAGTTATTATTTAAAACATTTTTTACTTGCTCTACTCTAACTTCATTGAGTGAAAATATTGCCATTTATAATCCGAAGATAGAATAACTTTGAGTTCTTTTTTTCCAGAACTCCATATGTTTATATTTATTGATAATATAATCTGAAAGATACTTAGAATTATCTCGATGTATTTTTTCAACTTTACTTCTTACTTTATGCATATTTTCTAAATTATAAACTTTATCATCCTCATCTTTTTTAGATTTTATATTATCAAAAGTGTGGTTATAATGTGGAAGTTCTAAAAAATCATAAATTTTATTCAGTTCGTCTTGTGGATTTTTAACAAGGTTTTCATATTCAACAAATAAAAAGTATTTTTCTGCATTATTTTCAATTCCTTGTAAAATGGCATTATAAGATTGTCCAATAATACCTTGAGGTGACATTAAATACTCACATCTATTGTCGTTTGAAATTTCTATTTTATTTTTTATTAAATTTTCATCTACAAATGATATTGTTTTAGAGTTATAAATTAAATTTAAGAATGAGGATAATATATCTTGTATGTCTCTTACTGGACATATTATTTTTGGTTCTTTTGAAATATAATCTTGAATATGTTTTACTTGATTTACCCAACCTCTTGATTTGTCAATGATAATGTTTTGTGGAATATTGAAATAATAATTATTAGATATAGAGGATATAACTTTATAAGCACCCTCTGGATTAGGTGTTGCTTTATATTGCTCAGATTTATATAACAGATATTCTTCTGTATAATGTATTGTATCTAACAGTGGTGAATTTGTAGATGCATATATCTCTGGATTCTGATTAAGTAATGCAGTCAATAAGGTTGATCCTGAACGCGGAAGTCCAGACATAAAATAAAAAGTTTTCATAATTTAGTTTGAATTGGAAACTGCTGCTGCATTACGAGTTTGTTGAGGTAAACTATTTGTTGGTGATAAAGTATCAGTAGAGAAATCAAGACGATCTATTGTAGCGACACCAGAGGCAGAGCCGACAAAACCACCAGCAAAGTAACCATAAGAATTACTTGAAACTGCTGCTAAAGCACTTCTTCCTTGAGATAAACCATTAGGTAGTGGTGATAATGTATCATTAGAAAAATCAAGTCGTTCTACTGTAGCGGTAAAAGGAGGAACAACACCACCAGTAAAGTAACCATAAGAATTACTTGAGGTTGCTACAAAAGAATATCTTGCTTGAAGTAAATTATTTGTTGGTGATAAAGTATCAGTAGAGAAATCAAGACGATCTATTGTATCGACTATATTGGGAGTAAGAGCAGGGTTATAACCACCACCAAAGTAACCATAAGAATTACTTGAGACTGCTGCTAAAGATCTTCTTGCTTGAGATAAACTATTGGTTGGTGATAATGTATCATTAGAAAAATCAAGACGATCTATTGTAGCGACAATAGGTGGAGTAGCACCACCACCAAAGTAACCATAAGAATTACTTGAGGTTGCTGCTAAACCGTATCTTGCTTGAGGTAAATTATTTCCTGATGCTGATGTAGTCTCATTAGAAAAATCAAGTCGTTCTATTGCATTGCGAGGAGTATTAACATCAATCCCACCAGCAAAGTAACCATAAGAATTGCTTGAGGTTGCTGCTAAAGAACTTCTTCCTTGGGATAAACTATTAGGTAGTGGTGATAATGTATGATTAGAAAAATCAAGACGATCTATTGTAGCGACATAAGTGGGAGTAGCAGTAGGAATTAGACCACCACCAAAGTAACCATAAGTCTTAGAACCTCTATAAACCGATGCTCCTCCAGAGGTTGCTGCTAAATTATATCTTGCTTGAGGTAAATTATTTGTTGATAGTGAGAAAGTCTCATTAGAAAAATCAAGACGATCTATTGTATTGACAATAATAAGATTAAAACCAGGATCAAGATAATTACCACCAGCAAAGTAACCATAAGAATTACTTGAGGTTGCTGCTAACTCGCGTGTTGCTGAAGATAAACTATTGGTTAGTCGTGATGTAGTGTCATTAGAGAAATCAAGACGATTTATTAAACCTACAATGCCAGCAGGACCATTACCACCACCAAAGTAACCATATAAATTACTTGAGGTTGCTGCTAAATCTTCTAGGATATTAATTAAAGAATTGGTTGGTGATACTGTATCATTAGAGAAATCAAGACGATCTATTTCATCGGTTCTACCACTACCACTACTATCCCAACCACCAGCAAAGTAACCATGAGAATTACTTGAGGTTGCTGCTAAAGCATATCTTGTTTGAAGTAAATTATTTCCTGGCAGTGATGTAGTGTCATTAGAGAAATCAAGACGATCTATTGTAGTGACAGTAGTAGGAGTGCGACCACCAGCAAAGTAACCATAAGAATTACTTGAGGTTGCTGCCAAATCATATCTTGCTGAAGATAAATTATTTGTTGGTAGTGATAAAGTCTCATTAGAAAAATCAAGTCGTTCTATTGTATCGACAGTTTGACCACCAGCAAAGTAACCATAAGAATTACTTGAGGTTGCTGCTAAAGAACTTCTTGCTTGAGGTAAATTATTTGTTGGTAGTGATGTAGTGTCATTAGAAAAATCAAGACGATCTATTGTGCCGACTATATTAGGAGTAGCAGTAGGAGTAAAACCACCACCAAAGTAACCATAAGTTCCACTCTCAGGCCAACTTTCGAAGTTTCCGTCCTTTACATTTTGATATTGCCTTTTATAAACTGTATTAAGACCAAAAACTCCTCTTGCCATTTAATTATCCTTCTTGATAAATATGAGTAATTTTATAATAGTATTTAACTAAAATATATATCCTATAGTTTTTGATCTGATCAATTCACACTACCAATTCGACATTAAATGAAATTGAAATTCTATTTTCATCCGATGTATTTGGTCTTACAAAATGTGGCAACCAAGAAGGAAATAAAAGCAACTCTCCTGCTTTGGGGTAATATGAAAAATATTCGTCATTAATTAAAGAACTTCTTTGAAAATCCATCATTCTTGCAGATCTTGGATCCTGAAAAGTGAGTTCATTATTTTTAGGTGGAAGTTGTATATAATAAATTCCACTCATCCATCCAGAAGGATGAACATGGGCAAAATTAAATCCACCTTTTGGATTAATATTTCCCCACATCGTTCTTATAACCATTTGAGGAATTTCTTTACTTGATAGATTATTTGCAATTATTTGTGCAGCATTTAGTGTTTCGTCCAAAAGAGGTTTAAAAATTTGCTCTTTCCACAAAAAATCATCACTTTGCCATCCATTACAATTGCTCCTTATTCTTCCAGATGTTCTTTTTGAGAGATCAAGTAAAAAGTTTTTATATTTTTCATTTTGATCCTCATTAAAAATATTCGCCGTATAAAAGGAAGTGGGAAAAATAGCCCCTTCTTTCAATTGACACATAAAAAACTCAATAATACTATGTTATATATATTCCCGATAAAGTAGCAGAAAGACTATTTGTAAGGGTAGATCCAGCAACACCAACAACAATAGTATCATTTGCGGCAAGATATTTTGGTCTTTCTAAAATTTCAATTACACTATTTTTGGGAACAGTTAACTTGTATGTTAAGTATCCCTGTCTAACACCAGTAGTTAAGATGCCACCAACAGCTCCTCCTCTATAAATTGACACGGATGCATCAACATCAATACTTAAATCATAATTACACAACCTAATTGATTGAACAACTGATGGATTTGTAATTGAAGTAAAAATTTCCGTTCCAGCTGGTGTTACAATTGTTTTACCCACCCCAATATAATCTGTATTATCTTTTTCAGAATACACTATGAATGCATCCAGTCCACCATCAATTCCAATTGCAGTAGTTCCAACACCAGCAAACGCTTGTAATCTTATAATATCTAATGGTTTTGCAACAATTGGTTGCTCTAAAAGTTCTACTGAACCTTGATAGGGAACAATAACTCTTTGTGCTGTCGGAACATTTTCTCCTCCATTAAAATCATGCCTTGATGTGAGGTAAAGTTCATTTGAGTATGTATTTGTGACATGAATAGATTCAATTGTGTAACTTTTTCCTGCGGTTGATGGGAATGAATATGCAATTCTTGGTCCAATAAAAATATTATTATTTGCTTGAACTGTAGTTAATCCTGACTGTGCAGTTCCAATTCCTGATGTAACTGATGCAAAAATAGATGTTGTAATTCCAGTATCAAAAGATCCAGAAGATGGGGCTGGATCGACCCAACTAACTCCAAATCCAGTAACATTAGATAATATTTGCCCATAAGATCCTGTCGAATTATTAGAATCATAGATAGATCTACCAATGGATACATCGCCATTATTGTAAATGGTGACTCCAGTTCCAACTAAGAAATTTCCTTGCGTTACTTTAACATCACCACCACCACCTTTAATCTCAACACCAGCGGATTCGGCACTACCACCATCAATTATAACTCCGTTACCATTGGTTAATCGTATGCCGTTAGTATTTGCTATCGTTGAACCACCTTTTAAATCTAAGACACTATTAGGGCTGCTAATTATGGTATTTTGTATATTAACTTGTCCAATAGTAGCAGATCCAATAACAGTAAGTTGATTTTCTGGTTGTGTGCTACCAATACCAACATTACCATTACCAGTAACTACAAAAGGTGTTGGAGTCTCGTTGGTTCCATTATCTTCAAGAAATAAAATATTACCACTGCCAGTTTGAGTAATTCTTAATGCATCTGAAGTACTATTGACTGATATTGTAGAAACACCAGAGATATTAATACTTGTAGCACTTGCTGCACCTAATGATGGTGTAACTAATGTAGGACTTGTAGCAAATACCAATGACCCAGATCCAGTTCCATCAGTAACTGCTGATGCTAAGTTTGATGATGAAGGTGTTGTTAGGAATCCAACTACATTAGTGCTAAGACCAGTAACACCACCAATAGGTAATCCAGTGCAATTAGTTAAAGTGCCCGAAGAAGGAGTACCAAGTCCAGGATTAATAAATTGTGGACTATCATTAAACACCAATGAACCAGTTCCAGTTCCATCGGTAACTGCTGATGCTAAGTTTGATGATGAAGGTGTTGTTAGGAATCCAACTACATTAGTGCTAAGACCAGTAACACCACCAATAGGTAATCCAGTGCAATTAGTTAAAGTGCCCGAAGAAGGAGTACCAAGTCCAGGATTAATAAATTGTGGACTATCATTAAACACCAATGAACCAGTTCCAGTTCCATCGGTAACTGCTGATGCTAAGTTTGATGATGAAGGTGTTGTTAGGAATCCAACTACATTAGTGCCAAGACCACTAATACCAGTGGAAACAGGAAGACCAGTAGCATCTTGAAGATCAAATGCTGGAGTTGGATCAGAGTTACCTACTGATACTGTAACACCACCATAAGAAACAAATGCATTATCAAATGCAGAAGTTGGAATATTAGTCAATGATGCACCAGAACCAACAAATAAAGTTGCTTTTACTGTTCCATTGACATCAAGTTTTTCTGTTGGATTTGTGGTTCCAATGCCAACATTAAAAGATGTGTATATTCCTCCACCCGACGTTGATTCTATCCAAAAATTATCTCCCCCACCAGCAATTGGAGTGCCATCAGACTTAACAAAATTTGTTGCTCTTATAGTGCCGAATATATCTAAACTTTGTTGAGGTTGAGTGGTTCCTATTCCAATAGAATAACCTGACCCAACAATTACATTGGATACAATTTCGCCGCCAATTGAAACGTCTGAACTTATTGCAACTTGAATTGCATTTAAATTAAGATTATTAGGACTTTCAATAGTAGGAGTGCCTGAAGTCGCCCCATATAATTCTATTTGTTTTACGCCAAAACTCTTATCTGACATGAGATTTTTTTAAGTATTTATTTAAGTATATCTTATATTAACTCCACGGAAAACAAGACCTTTACCGGATGCAAATCTTCGTGGTTCTGGCGGTGGAGTAGGTTCATTACCAGTCAATGCGTCCCATATAACAATTGGTGAATCATCATGAAGTGCAACCAGATCATTCCAACCAGCTGAATCTGCAGATGTCTCTTCAGTTCCATAATAAAAATTATCAGGTGGCATTGTACCAACATTATTTACCAACCAGTTTTTAACATCCGCATAATTCCATGTGCGATTATATTCTAACTTTGTTGCAATAAGACCACAAGCAATTGGACATGCAGAACTAGTTCCATTAAATTCTACATCGTTAGATTCCAATGATAATTGCCCATTAATTTCATAATGCGAATCATATCTTTTGTATCTAGTGGCAGCATTTATATCACAAGCAGCCAAAGTATCATTGGCAGCTGCATAACAATCTACCAAATTTCCTTTATTACTATAAAAAACTTTTGATTCTTTAGTAGAAAGACTCAGACTATCAGAAAGAGCACCAACAACAATAGTTTTGTAAACTCTTTCACTTCCTATACCGGATGATCCAATTTGTCCAGGAAATCCTTGACGATTAATCGTTCTATAATAATTACCTCCCGAACTACTAAAAATGGAAGAATTCAAAGAAATTCCATCTGAACTAGAATAATAATTGTTATAATCTGGATGATCTGCTTTTACAAGTTTTTGGTTGGAATTTCCTGCAGAACATACAAATATAACACCAGCATCAATCATTTCATTACCAGCGGTCAGAATTGATCCAGGTAACATCTCATGTCGAATACGATCTTGACGCATGTTAGTCATAAACCCTGGCCCACCAAAGGTGCCAGTTTGCCAGTTAATGTTATTAAAAGATACACCACCAGTTCCATTATCACCTTGACGATAATAATAGTATCCAGTAGTTAATGGCGTTTGCCGATATCCCCAACTATTACTAGTTATTGTTGGATTTTTATCTCCACGTGTTGCATTGATTGGTTTGATTTGATGGAAAATTTTAATCATATCAAATCCAGCTTCAATTCCATTATTGGAAGCTCCGTATAAGTTTATAAACCATTTGTTTGCATTATATGCCCATCCATATTGTCTTCCGTATGCTTGTGATGCACAAGGAGTTCCATGACTACCACCAGCAGTTTGATATGCAGTATTACTACCATTGCAACGTGCTCTAAGATAAGTAGAGTTTATTAAAATAGTTCCAAAATCATTATTTCCTGCAGCAGTTCCGCCATTAGAAGGGCTTACATATTTGGCAGAACGATGGTCTGTACTATTATTTTCCCACCATGCGTGTGCTGCTGCCTCTGTTGGAACTATAGTTCCATCCCAACGGGTTTCTTTCTTAGAAGGATTTGCATCAAAGAAATCCCTATCCAAATAATAAGGACCATCTAATACCAAATCTAACAGGTCACAAGTTCCATTTCCAGGTAATACATTGCCACCAATATAATTTGAAGGACCACCTAGATTATTTTGAAATTCTATATGACCAAACCACATATCTTCATCACACACGATTAAATCGACATCTTTTCCAGTTCCATATTGTTGAAGTCTATCTTCAATTAGACCTGCATTGTCATTTATCCATGGATCGCCCTGCTGCATGTGCCTCAGTATATTCCAACTAGACCTATTTTTTAATGTAGAATCTGGAGTACCAGAAGTTACTAATCCATAATTACTAAGTCCATAAATGTTGTGATTCCTAACACATTTTACAGTGCTATCATATCTAAATTCTTTATCAAAATCTTTAAGATAACTGGGATCTATTTCATATGTTCCGGGATACTTTGCAGTATTAATATTTACATATTCGACGCTATCATGATTACGAAGTTGTTCTGCTTCATCATCAGTTAAAAGGTATCTTCCCCTGAGTGAACTATGCTTGTAATCATTCACACATTCAATACTATCTGAAGGAATATTATCCTCAAGAGTACCATCCTGCATCAATACTTCATGAATATGAATCCAATCATCAGGAGTATAGCAACCAACGATATATTCTTTTTTTGAATTAGGATCTGTTGGTTCTTTAGGTAGAGAATCTTTATACTCTTGGAAATTGAAAGTATTTGGAAAGTTAGTATTAATCATAACACAAAAACTGATGGATTATTGTCGAGCATAATTGCACTTCTGGTTTTGAGTAATCATTTTAAATTACTCTAAAGAATATCTTGTGAATCTATATGTCGTTACTCCAGAAATACCAGTTTCTGGAGTAATAAGTAATCTTGCTTCTCCAGCAACAATTGTAGAACCGATAGAAACTAATATTTCTGGTTGGAACATAATTGCATATTCTTGAGAATATGAATTTGTACCATCTTGCATTATAAGAACTTTTTGTGCTTGAATACCTGTACTATGTGTAATATGTAAAGTATATTCTACTACTTTATAATCAAAGGTTGAAATATTAAAACTATCTGCAACATAAGCAGTTCCCGGAGAAGCTGTAAATGAACCAATCCCTGTTGTTATTTCACCTAACAAACCACCTTGATTAATATTAATAGATGTAAACGTTCCAACTCCAGAAATAACACCTGTTGATCTTATTGTTCCAGAAACATCTA